GTCATCCCATACATAAAGCTCGTTCCACCGTACAAGTGGAACTGACGTTTTTGCTTGGTACGTTGCGTTTGGCGCGTAATCTGGATTTACTTGACCGAATAGCGTTCCCGACAGACTAGCCCCCGTCGATCCAGAAATAATCATTCGCTGAAGCATTTCAGGGAAAGGCGACATAGCCGCGGTATGCGTGACCTTGAGTCGCTCTATTTCATCATCCTTTCCCGCCAAAATTAGTTTACCGACCGCCTCTTGATACTCTATAAAATATGTATGCACAAAACAACTTTGGCTATCCAAGTCTTTGATGTCCTCCCGATATACCCCGAAATTATGAGGAGGTACCAACTCAAGGAACCACTCGCCTTTATCGCGATTCCACCCCTGTTTCGTGAGTATCGTATCATAAACAAGAGACCACGGAATTGCGTCCATAATTGCTTCTGAAATCCCGCAGTCCTGGAAATCCTCGTTGAAATCGTCCTGCAACGCCTGCGCTTTCAGGATCGACAATTCGTCTTCGGTGTTCTCAGCGGCAATGTGGAAAAATGCATGATCTGGGGCATACAAAAACGAAGTCACAAGATCGAGGTGACTATTGATGACATTCACGCGGGCCTGTTCTAAACCGGAGTTACCGAACAAGTAATATTTTTCCCGCCACTGATATATTTTATCCCGTTCGTCGCGCGTTGAAAGACAGCGCTCGATGAGGTAACGCACGCACTTTTGCAGTTCATCTTTTTCGGTCGGGAGGATCATATTGCACGCTGTTTTGTTCGCGCCATAACGATAGCGTTTGCATCGGGGCCGGGGATCGACGCCGACCGATCACGTGCGACGCCAATCTGCACCTTACCTCGAATGTCTACGGGCGATGAAGATGGAACACAGATGGCCCCATGCGCCGACACTGGCGCGGCAAATCCGGGTCCGAAATTTCTTATTCCCATCTCTGTGGAGATTGGCTTTTGCTCGACGCGCGGCGCCGCGCGATTAAGACGAGAAGGCGAGGCGCTGTTAAGATTGGTAAAACCGTGCTGGTCAGCAATAGCGCGTAGACGAGAATCAACCCTGGGAGCAAGTCCCATAATATGCCCACCCCCAGGCACCCAAGACACCCTAATGCAACCACACTCAGGGCAAGGTGGATTGGCTGGATCGAACGAATGAAATTCATGTCCACACCTCTCGTTTTGGCAATGCCAGTCGCGGGAAATCACATCGGAACCGTTATGTTGCTGCGACGCAGGTAGTTGGAAATCAGCTTGTCAATCGGCTGATCACCGCCGCGTTTGTCGATTTCTAGCGCCTTCTCACGCGTCATTCTGAGGCCAATCAACATCGGTTGCAACCACTTCCGCCAGCAATGATACGCCATTGCCGCGGCAACGACCCGATCATCGTTGCCGCCGCCTTCCGCAGCTATAGACCCTTCGTTATTCACCAAACGGCGCATTTCCTCGATAAGAGGTAACGAGCTGACATCAGCCCTACCAAGCTCCACACCGCTTTTGTAGCCGGCCATAATCATTCTCTTTATATCATCAGTCATCACCAAGTGATACGCCAATTCCCCAGACATCGAATCTATTCTCTGGTAATAGAAATCACGAACGTTTTTAAGGCAGTTTTTCAATTCGTAATTATCTGACGAGGGCGATATTTGTATAAGGTGGTCTTTAAGCCTTCTTAGTTCCTCGAAAACGTCCTTACCAGCTCCGTTTATTTCGAGTATGACGCGACTGTCTTTTTTACCGTAAAACCCGGCGAGATGCGCGACAACCCACGCAGTTTGATAAGTAGAAAATACAGACGTGCAGTATTCCGCCACTTGTTCTATGGACTCTGCAAACGCCCTCCATACTTGTATGCAACAATTATCCGCTTCGTCAGATGATCCGTAATTCGGATCACAAGAAATTATGTAATATCCGAACTTAGAGCTGTGCTTCCACACACGCAATTCGGCCCGCAGATCGTTGACAGAATAAACGTCTATTTCCTCCCAACGACGTGTCATGCGATAGCGGTATGTCTGGAACGGCCGTCTATGTGCGTCCCTCGTGATTTGCGTAAGGACCGGAGAAGTGAAATACTTCGATCCCGTCGATTGGAAAGCATCATCCTCAGTAAACGGAAACTCTTGATCCATTATAGATTGATCGTTGGCAAACTCATCCTCCATCTTCCAGCGATACCACGCTAGCTGTTGCAGGCTGATATTGAATTGATATTGGTCCCGAACTGCACGCACGCGTTCACGCTCAAGTTGCGATAGTTTATTATTGGGAGCAAATATTTTGAAGCGATTGTCGCGCACGTGAAACTGGTTTCGCTCGTCTCTCCACCATCCCGAGAAAATAAAACGTACAGTTTTTGACGTTTTTGCTGACTGGCACTGATCATAGAAGTGATTAAATCCATTTGCGGTGCTCTCCCATATTTGTAGACGGTGCGTGTAAATAGAAGAAATAGATGACTTGAAGGCTTTAAGATCATCCTCGTTAGCGTAGAACGCAACCTCAGTACCGTGGACGTAATTAGCAGCAAGAGATCGCCCTAAACCGCCACCGCTGTTTTCGTTAACTCCACCTATAAGGTAAGAAAAACTAGAGTCATTATCGAACAATAGTATATTACGGTTGTGGCTTATGACGTTCGGACGGAACCTCTTGCCGTCTACCTTCTTAGGCATTGATGCAAGTTGAATCTCGATTTGAGCGCGCCACTTCGCGAGTGCCTTTTCCTCGTGCAGTATGAAGGTTCCGAGCAAACCCGGATGTGCAAGAGCATAGAAAAAATCTACTGCAAGAAACAGCGTCGTCGATCCTTGTTGCCGTCCCTTCAGAACAACGAACGTCGTGATCCCTTCTTTAAGCCCCTTATCGACCTCGCTCAAAATGTATTGCTGACTTCCAAGCAACCGAAGTGGAACTCGGCCGTAATCTCGAGACTGAATTTTAAGGTGCTTTATGTACCGCTTGAACTTAGCGAGCGGGAACTTGGCGACCTTGGTAGGGGCACCGATCTTGAAGCTTTGGCGTTGAGCAGACTTCATTTATCCACCGGTTATAGGCGCTATCCACAATTTGGTTCACCTGCACTAAGTAGTCAACCCAGCCCATTTCGGTTAAAAGAGCGATGATACGTTGCTCGGTTGGTGTAGGTGGCTGGAGAACGACCGCACTGAGAGCAGATTCCGCAGTGCGTGTTTGCATGACCTCACTAGCGGTTTCTAACGGCCGTTTCTCTGGCATCACCTCCTTTCGGACTTTCGTATCATGGTTGAACGGTCGGGCAGACTTGGCATTTCGCATCACCTCCTTTGCAATCGACACGTTAGACCAACACCTCCGCCCTTCGTATCCCTCTACGTGATAGCCCCAATACGAATGCGCCGAAATGCCGTGAACGGCGCGAACCTCTTTCGCTGAGGATAGACATTCTGAAGCGTGAGAAAACCTCCCAAATAGTATGATCAAAACAAATCCACACGCAGCAAGAAGCCACAATGTATATTTCACAATTCCCCCTTTGCCATTTTCTCAAGATCGACGCGCATCTTCGCAAACGGCATGGCCGGCAATCCTTCCTCTCCACGTTGGCGACGTGCCACCATATCGAGCATTTGCAGCTCTCCGAGCATTTGCCTGTTTGCCCTTACTACTCGCGTGACGTGACGACGGAGATTTCGGTCATACGCTGTAGAGGAGAGGCCGGCCATCTGGCGCAAGAGACGATTTGGCCTCATGTCTCTATATCCTTATTATGAAGATCGACAACGTGTTGTACGATAGATTTGTCATGACCACGATAAAACCAACAAACAAGAGATGGAACCGCCAAATCGTCGTCCACTTCCTCAATTCCAAACGCCCCCATCCATGGGGCTCCTTTCAGGTTCCATTCGTTCTCTACAATACGCCACCTTTTCATCTCAACACCTTGCAAAAATTCCTGTTGATAGTATCATAAACCACTGAAAAGTCAATGCATTAGGACATATCATCCATGCCTGTTCTAGATGTTAACCTGACCGATCTTGACACACATCAAGTGCAGAGCGAGCCCGGAATGGCGCACTTTGCTGGCACGGGTCCACGAGGAAAGACGTGTGGTCATTGCATATTTTGGGGATATAAAAGAGAAACTGGAAGATTTAATAGTATCAAACCAGTTGAGGCTTGCCAAAAATATTTCATTATAACAGGCAAGCACGGCCCCGCGATCAAGGCCGCGCTATTGTCGTGCAAGTATTTCGAGGAAATACCTAAACCCTGAAACTCAACTGCTTTGATGTCTTTTTGCGGCCATCTGTCGGCGCTTTAGCCTCTACAAAAGACGCCTCCACGGTGTCGATCTTCTCGCGTAGCGTAGAGAAAATCTTGTCCCTTGCCTCCTCTGTCCAGTCGTAGGATTGTATACTGGACAGATGATTGAGGGCGTTAAGGGCGTCTATTGCCCGCGACACCCGTGCAGAAGCGAGGCGCGAGAAATCCGCAAGCTTTTCCTCTAGCGTTTTCTTTGGTTTTTTTGCCTCGTTGTCAGCGATTGCCTTCGGCAATCCACCGGCCTCTATAGGGTCTTCTCCGCCGTTGAGAACGCTGCTGGCGTGGCTCTCCGCTACCTCGCGGAACATCTCATCACCAAAAACGTGTGAACTTTCCTCGCCAACTACGTCACGCATTTCGTTGTTGTCCTCGCGCGGTTTCCTAGCCATTGTGGTGTTTCTCCGAATTATGTAATAGGATACGGAATATTACAGCACACCCACCGCTAGAGGACAAGCTGTGAGTTTAGATGAGGAAATCGAATGGTGGAATCGACAAGCCTTCAAGTCTGATACAGACGCAGCTCTCATAGCGTTTGGGGTAGCTACCGGGTTGAAAATGGCTAAAGCGGATTACGCCGCCACTGACGGTATCCCGCTTTCTAACAACACATTGAGATATCTCACATTATTTTCATGAACTAACTAACGGTACTCCAAGCTCTAAACCTCTCCCAAGTAATTGATATCACTAACACAATTTCATGAACTAACTAGATAGTTAATCGGCACGGAGAGAGAACCTTACAAGAACCCCAGCCGGCAGGGTTTGCGGCAGCGAGCCGGGCCTTAGCGAGCCGCAGCCATACTCCGTTGCATGGCAGACATGCTTCAACCCTGCTATGCCGAAATGCCTCAGTCGTTCACCAAATGAACGCCTTACCGTTCACACAATGAACACGCAGCTCCAGCCTCCACAAACGATCGCCGAGAAGACGAATTCGTTAGGCCAGCGCGGTACTTACTTCCTTCGCCGAGCCACTCCCTACCTCGCCCCAGGTCATGACGGGACTAGGAGACGCGTGCGCGCCCCTCCGACCCGATGGGACTCGACTCTATTTTTTTGGTGCCCCCCACTCTGCTCCCCCCAGAAAAAATGCTATACTATCAAAGGGAAACACCGGGTTCGCGAGCTTGGTGGCCGGTCGTCTAGAAGCTAGGACGCTCAGTTCAGAAGAGGCGGGCTCATGACCCGTTTGCTGGGAAAGGTGGGTGCGAATCCCATCCGGCATCCCACGCCATTGGCGGCAGGTGTCCTGGGCCGGTCCCGCTCACGGCTAGAGATACGTCTAGACACCTCGCAAGCCTTCGGGAGGGGCCGCCATGGCAAATTTTGATTACAGTTGCTTGCAGTGCCCGCTGTGTGGCCGGGCCGACCTGTGGTTCTGGGGGGGCGGTTCGGTGAGGTGCTGTACGTGCTGCTCGATCATGCCGCGGGATTGGGTTTGCGAACCGGTCCGGCGACCCAATAGGGTGCCGCGCGTCAAGATGACGCTGTGTCAGGCTGAAGATGTATGAAGGAAAAATGAAAGGCCCGGCCTAGGCTGAAGGGGCGTGGGGTAGCCTAGACGCGGGCCCCTCTGGAGGAGTGAGTCTCCAATGACTACGTATGTACAGAATGCACGATTTGTCAAGTCTGGAAAGGTTGAATTTCCTGTTTCCAGTTTTCAGCCATCTCCAACACCTGCTCATCTGATGATAGATCGCGCGGCGTTTGACTTAAGGA